ATAAAAGCAAATTCTCCGCCTGTATAATCGTCATTCAGATTTAGAGTTACACTAGCAAAATTGAAATGATCCCAATCAGTGTGAGGATGTATATAGTTACCCTTTTCATATTTTAGTATTCTAAAATTATATGGATAACGTAACACACTTCGTAGTACAGGGACATTATACATTTTTTGACTGTCTAGGTGAAGTAACCATTTAGACAATGCCTGTTCAGTCTTACTTCTAACAAGTTCATATTGATTACTGGTCTCACTAACTTCAATACGCTTGAAATTACTTTGTACTACTTTTCCTTCGTAAGCATGGTATGACTGTTCTTTGCCAGCAGTTATTCTTTTTCGCTCATATTCATTTATAAGCAAATCACATTCATCTTTTGATAGATGGTTTTTTATAACTAAAATAAGGTCAAAAATATTCATTCTACTTTTAGACTAAACCAAATCGCATCAGTTTCTTCTTTGAAACAAAAATCCATATAATCTTTACAGACATTTGTACTAAATTTATCACCGGGCAATCCAAAATACTCAATTGCTATAGCACAGATATCGTTCCAGTTCTGATTATAACTTTGCCAGTGAATCCTTACACGGTATTTATTATCTTCAATAACCACCGGCATTTAGCAACTCCTTTATCTCTGGGATTATGTGTTTAGATTTAGCAAATTTGATTGCCCATTGTTCTGGATTGATATAGTCTAAGATCATCTTTTGCTGTGTGTTATCTAGCCCTTCAACAAATTGTAAGCCGCTGTTACTATGATATAGCATCCATGGACTAATTTGTCCTTTTGTTATTTCGTGGCAAATACGATTCTTATTGCCATAGCGTAGTACATCTTTTGTTTGTATTTGATCTACATTCGCTAGCCTTACACACGTTTCAATACTTCGTGCTATAGCATCTAAAGGATCTTCTGACTTTAGGAAATCAACAATAAATTTAGTATATATGGTATCACGATTCCATGTGTCAATACTAATTTGATTTTTTAGCAACCAGTCGACGTATCTACTAACATTGATTACGTTTGCATCTACACAATAATTTCCGAACTTTACGAAAGCACTATAATATGCTGACTTCGCAAAATCCATGTAATCCTTTTTCTTTTTATTGCTATGCTTACTATAAAATTGTATCCAAGCTAAAAACCCCAAACGATTTCCATGCTTTTCACGGTCACCCCATCTGCGTTTGGTTTCGCAAAGATGTTTTATTAGTGAAGTTTCTTTTATAAAACTTCTACCACAAAATTCACAATTGAAGTCAGACGTTGCCACTGTCTTTTTCATACTGCTCTATATCTTCATCCGTAATCGTGCTTGCCAATACTTCTATTTCATCATACTTTAGATTTGGAAATTTTTGTGCTAGATAATACTTTTTATTTTGCTGTACTGTAAAAATTTTAGATACTTCGTCTAACACTTCCTTGTCACTGTTAGGATATGTTTTACTATAATACTCTTTTATTTCTTTTTCAGTACACGCTTCACGCAACTGACTTACCTTTTCTCTAATTTGCGGAATCCAAGAACGTTTCACAAATTTACCAGTACCGGGACTAGCAGCGCACAACATCAACCAAATAAGTTTAGGATGCTCATAAACATTCTCGTTGAACAAATACTTGTTGACATATTCATTTGCACTTAGCAAGTAGAACTGCTCTAGTTGCGTGTTGTTGGTATTGATATAAGTAAACCATTTGATCATCATGAAGGGATTGAATTTCTTTTTCTGCTCGTCATTCAAACGATCATAATAGCCATAGTCTTTCTTTTCAATAGCCGACAAGGCACCGAAAAGATCAAAGTCTTGATCTTCTAATTTTTCGTCACTTGGTGTCTTTGCTTTCGCCATACAATTCTACTACAGCATTATCGCCCCAAATCTGAGCATAGTCAAGTGCTTCTTGTTCCGTATCAAACAGTTTAGGCTGCATCTGAAACTTACTATCACCCTCAGTCACCCATAAGAAATCACCGTCAGGCCAATAAACTTTTACACCATACTTCATGATCGTAGATTAGTGAATGTAATAATCTTAGCCAGTTCTTCACCTAAATCTTTATCGTCTGTAACGATATGTAGATGGTGTTCATAATGCTCAGTTTTCTTGTGATATGTTCTTTGCTCAATAATATATCCACCATCAGCACGATGAACAGTAAAGTTCATACCATGCCCACCTATACCAGAAGTTTTTGACGATGAAGTGATCATATCTTGTGCTTTTACTTCCATAATCTCTTCATTCAATACTTTTCTAATATTTCTACCTAACCAACGATAAAACCTTTTCATATTGTACCTCAGAATACTTGATTGTAGTCAACGATTTCGCAATTGCGGCTTATCTCTTTGACGAAATAAATGCAACGGGGCTTAGGGCCATCTTCGATGGGCACACATAAGAATTGACCGTTACGCATCCTAGGTGCATACCAAGTTACATCATGATAGATGTCAACAATTTCAATTGGTAGAAATGTAGGGCTAAACGCACTTAGTGGATTATATTCAAATGCGCTAAATCCTCGATCATTGAGGCTGCTCAATGGTAATGTTTCAAGATCACCGTGTTCTTTTTCACCAATCAATACTTGCCAATCTAGTGGCATCTTGATTGTTTTGTTTCCAACTTTCAACACTAATGCAGCACTATTGAAGCTCTCAATAAAGATGAGCGGGATAAAATGATAGTCTACGTTTTGTGGATTACTGTTATCCAAAATAGCAAAACGCAAATCGTCGATTTCTTCTGGAAGTGTTTCTAAGTTATAAAATTGATTTTCTAGTGTTAGTATTCTCATGTTGTAATTTTACTACAGTTATTTTCAGTAGTCAAGTTTTTCAAGACTAAATGGATACTTTGCTTCCTTATAATATGCCTTACGTTGTGTCAAGTGACGTTTGGCAAACTTACAATCGCTAGTAATATCCCAAATCATTACGTGTTCTTTATCCTCAGCCTTACGAATCCCGCGTCCAATACTCTGAATTACACGCACAAATGACTTACCGGGTTCAATCAAAATAAGATTGAAGATACGTGGAATATTGATACCTACAGCAGCAACCCCATATGTGGCCACAATGATCTTATTATCACTGATCTTTACTTCATCATATTCTTCTTTACGCTCAGTCAGTTTAGTTTCACCGCTGATGAACACACTATCTTTCAAACGTGATACAAGTTCACGACCAGCATTGACACGATCAACAAGTATCAATGTATTACCTGAGTCTTTGATTTTATCAATGAGTTCTGCAATCTTATCTAATCGTTTTTCATCTTCTAATAGATGCTTGAGTTCACTTTGATAATTTGTAAATTCTACACCATCTTTCATCTGTATGATGTTGACATGACATTGAGCAAGTACACCCTTTTCTTGTAACTCAGCAGCACTTAGTTTGCCAATAACAGGACCCAAACTTACAAGCAATGATACTTGCTCATACACAGCCTTAGGTATAGTTCCTGTTAGACCCCAACGAATAGGAATCTGACTGAATGGACCAGTCAGTAGTTGCTTGAGGGCATCAGCCTTAGCCATATGCACTTCGTCAACCATGACACATACAACATCCTCAATAAACTCTTTGATGTTGACTTCTGCTTCGCCTGCTTTAGTATTCTTCAATAGATTGTTGAGACTCTGCCAAGTACAGATTGTATGACGTTTGTTATACTCTTTACGATCACCAAAGTAGACACCAACATCTAATCCAAGATTGATGTAGTCTGCTTCAGTCTGTACCACAAGACTCTTGTTAGGTACGATAACAATACTGCGTCCATATTGTTCAACACTCTTAGAGAGTGCGGCAGTCATAATAGTCTTACCAGCACCCGTCGCTACTTCTTGAATACATTGCGGGTTCTTCAAAAAGTTATTGACGATCTCTACCTGATAGTCACGCAACATGATAGGTTTGCCTTCTTCAACGTGACCTTTTGGCCATAATTTGTCACTGAATGAGTCTTGTGACACTTCAGTAAAA